AATCGGTATCATCATTATTTTCCGGATATGCCCATAAACCTGTTCTGTTTAATGGACCATTCCATGGTCCATTTGTATTTGTATAAAGTGTGTTTTTCCAAAGGTCAGGTGTGTTTAATGTTGCAGCTGCAGTACCTGTACCATTTATATTCCAACCATCTTGGTAAATTGTCGTACCACTCATACTATAAAGAGAATATTCTCTTGTATATGCTGTCAACGATACTGTTGGTGGTGTTGCAGAAACAATATCGGTTGAAATGCAAGTACCATTACCAATTGAAGTCCAATTATATCCTTCAGGACAATTTACACAATCGTCCGGTGTTAATGTTGGGGTAATAGTTGGGGTTAACGTCAATGTAGGTGTGATAGTCGGAGTTGGGGTTACTATCTCAACGTCGACATCAAATAAACAATCGGGCGTTAACGTTGGTGTTAATGTCGGCGTAATTGTTAATGTTGGTGTAACCGTAGGAGTTGGTGTTACCACCTCAATATCTACATCAAATAAACAATCGGGGGTTGGTGTTGGAGTATAGGTTGGTGTAATAGTCAATGTAGGTGTAACTGTTGGTGTTGGTGTTATAACATCTATATTCACATCAAATAAACAATCCGGTGTAGGAGTTGGGGTATAAGTTGGTGTTATAGTTGGCGTAGGTGTTATCACCTCAATATCTACATCAAATAAACAATCAGGGGTTAACGTTGGTGTTGGGGTAGGTGTTGGGGTAACTACTTCAATATCAACATCGAATAAACAATCAGGTGTTAATGTCGGAGTTGGTGTCGGAGTTGGTGTAACAACCTCAATATCAACATCGAATAAACAATCAGGTGTTGGTGTAATTGTTAACGTAGGTGTAAATGTAGGTGTGATAGTTGGTGTTAACGTCAACGTTGGTGTAATAGTAAATGTGGGCGTAATCGTTAACGTAGGTGTAACTGTTAACGTAGGTGTAACTGTTAAAGTAGGTGTTAATGTCGGTGTAAATGTAGGTGTTACAGTTGGTGTTGGTGTTGGATTTAATTCCGTAAACACCGCATAACCAGATAACGCACAATCCGCCGGTCCGTCAACATCTCCTGTTGCATCCAAACCAAAAACAAAATTTTTCTTTATAGTACAATCATTCGGTCCATATTTGTACGATGTGAATTTTACCTTTTCAGTACCATCATTATCAACAAAAAATGAAACAGATAATAATTTTCTATTTGTTGTTGATCCAGTTATACCCGCATAATTAATGTATTGTCCGTATTGATTATCTTTACCTAAGACATTAATTGTTCCTCCTGAATATAAATTAATATAATCAACCGTACCTATGATAGCCGCTTTCCAAAGTTGTTTTATCTTATCGTAATCAGGATTTAGTGTGTTACTTATTGTTTGTCCCGAATAATATTGCGGATTCGTTTGACTATAAAGTCTAGCACTTGTTGTAGTGTTAGTGTCGCCTGAAACTAATACATATGTTGAAGAATTTTCTGAACTACCTACATAGAATATTCCATCTAATGTAAATGTTGGTAATAATTTAACATATCCGTCGTGTTCGGATTCGCCTAACTCATCGACTTCATTTGAGAAACCGTAACCATAAGTGTCATTAAAATATTGATCTAATTCTTCAATTTCATCTTGAAATGGTTGATATCCTTCCGTTATTGCATCAGGATATAAATTTTCTATAAATTCGATTGGGTTACAACCAAATCTATATGAATATTTTGGTCTACCAAAAATACCATTTTGTATTAAATTACCTCCTGTCCATAAAGTTGTTGATGGGATAATTTGATCCAAAACTTGGGTCCAATACGGTCCAATTTTATTTACAAATTCATTTACACTTGGAAAATTATATGGTGTGAAATTACTATTAGTAATATAGTCTTGATGTATATCTTCTAAAGTAATGTAATTCTTTTTGTACTTTATAACATGTGAATTTCTAATTTGGTCGTGTAACATTCTATCAACATATTCCGCAAACGTATAACCTGTTTGTGGTAATAATGTGTTTGAACCAAACGATAATTCTAAATCTCTAGATTTTCTGTATATGTCATAGTCCATGACATTAGCAGACGAAAGATAAACACTAATATTTTTTCTATTAAGTGTTAATGTTGAATTATTGTTAACAATTTGTTTTTGATTATTATCAACTTTACTGATGATTTCAAAACCAGTGTCTAATCCGGGTAGTGATCTAAAAACATCAAAATATTCTTCACCATAAGTGTATGGTTTATTTTTTGTCTTTATTGTTTTTGTTCTACCCGTTGTTATTGAGTTTTCAACATCTAATGTTGTTGATGATCTATGATCTAAAGTTATATCATACCAACCAGAACCTTGTTGGAAAAAATTATTATTCGCGTCACTACTATATCCTCTTGGTAATCCATCTGTCGTAACAGGATATTCTTCTCTTGTATATGTTGTGGATGGTAATGTTGTACCTGTTGAATATGAATATGTTGATGGAGTAAATCCTGATATTACTAAATCAGTTTTATCACCCATTATTACACTTCTAATTTCACTATCAATATCAAACGACTTTGGTAATGAAACGATTTTGTAAACATATTCATCAATTTTAATTAAGGGTTCAGGTGCACCTAAGAATTTTAAAAAGAATTCAATAGATGACCTTGTACCTTTAGATTTATATATGTATGAAAGGTTAACCAACAATCTCCTGTAAAATTCGTTTTCGGCATCTACTATTGTGGTACCGATTGTTAAACCAGAATATTGTGTATTTGTTCTTGTGTAAAGAAGTTCATTTAAATCTTTCTCGTCAAATAAATTAATTGTACTTAAACCTAATGTGTTAGAAAGATTTTTTAATAACACATCAGGTAAATTGTTAATACCATCGTAACTTACATTTCTCATGTAAGCAATATTGTCGATATATTTCTTTACTCTATCGAAACTTTGTCCGTATAATTGAAATACAGATTCCGCCTTTTTATCATCACTGTCAAATTCAAACAATTGTGGTGAAGATAAAAATCTTACTAATAAGTTTGATTTATAATCATCTATTTCATCCGCAACATCAACTAAATTGTTAATATACTCGTCATAGGCAATACCCACAATTTGTAGATTGTAACCATCTTTCGATATTGGCCAATTATATTTTACTTCTATTAAACTAGTCGATGATCCATTGTTTATATCTCTCGGAACTTTGAATGTTGATTGATATATTGGGTTGGTTTCTCTATTTAATAATGAAGATTCTAAATCGTCTAATCCGATAAAGAATTCTTCTTTTACTCCGTCATTTGGTCTAATTAAAAAATTAGTTACGGATGTTGATTGTCCGTTAAATGGGTTACCTAAAACCGTTAAAGTAATTTTATTCTTACTATTAGGTTCAACATAACCAACAATCTCATATGTGTTCCCATTTATTTCTAATACATATTTTTTATATGATGAATAGAAATTTCTTATTGGGTTATCAACAGTTACTACTGTGTTTGTGTTTGGTTTTGTGAAAAGAACATCGAATGGGTTATAAAACATTCCCGATTCAATTTCCAATCTGGTTCTTTTTGTATTTTGATTATATGTTACATTAAATGCAGTATAACCACTTTGACTTTTTGGTGAGTCGATATCAACTAAGACTGCCGCGGGAAAAAATTTAATTATTTTTGTAACCGCAACACCAATTCTACTTTTTAATGAACCATATAATGATTTCCCTGAATCTTTTTTTGAATCTCTAAATTTAACAGACTGATTCTTTTCTAATTTAGATTGAGTGATTGGAGCGGACTCTTCAATTTTTAAATCGTCTAATGTTAAAAAATCGGAAAACGGATTTGTTTTGAAATTTTTAGCGTCCCTTTCAGGTATTGTCTTATCAAGTGCAAAGTTCGTGTTAGTCAATTGACTAGAACCATCGGTAATTTGAACCCCGATTAAATTGTCACTAAAAGTTTGTGACCCATTTGCAGCCTGACTTGGAACTTTATATTTCGCCATTATAATTCAGTAATTGTGTCAAAATTTAAAGTCTCATCAATATCTGTTCTTCCTTCTCTAACTTCGTATAATGTCTCATTAACGTCGTCTTTGATTTCGTATAAATTGTATTGTTTATAGATATTGTTATTATTATCGTAAATTGTGTAAATACCCGGAGCAACCGCCTTACTTTGATTACCGTACAATGCGTGTGCCAATGTTGAAGCGTCATGTTCAACCATTTCAACTTCTATTGTTGTAGGATTAAAGAATGTATTTGTAAAAATAATTTTTTGTCCCGGTGTTCCTATAAACGGAACAGTATTTGGTTTACTTGAAGGTGCCGAAGATGGTGTTAAAGTTAAAAACAACATATTCGTTGCAGCATCACTATATTGATATCTAATCGCCTTTTGTGTTGTACTTGATAAATTTGAAACCACCGGTGTACAATAAAATGACGAAGTAACAAGTCTATAAAAATTTGTAATTTTTTTATTGTCTGTTGTGTTTATGTATTCGATTCTATAACCTATCAATCCTTGTGGTGTAAATTTACTTCTATCACCAGATGGGACGTTACTTAAATCGATAACCAAACCTCTAACAGATGGTAAAGAAGCTAACACACCACAATCGGTAATTGTTGTTCTTATTTGTTTCGGTCTGATATGGAGAGTGTAAATTCCTAAATCGGTAAAATCTGCCGATTCTAATTTTAAATTATATAACCCACCTAATACTTCCAAATTTGGTGCATTAACATCATCCGTAGTATCGTCAGTATGATAAACGGGTGTTAAAACACTAGAACTATTTAAAGTTTTTAAGGAAACCGGTGCGGTAGATGTTCTTCCCGAAACGTAGTGGTAAAATATTTCCACATCATCCGGTGACACATCCGCTGGTCTAATTATTCCGTAACTACCTACTGCCATATACTTTTAATAATAAATATAATTTTTATTGTTTTCTCACATTAAAATATCCATTTCCATAGATATCTAACTCACCAACATTATCAATTTCACCCAATCTAAGGTTAACTTCCATAACTCCTTGTTTACCTCTTTCCACAAATAAATCAGAATAAATCGTTGGTTCATCTATAAAACCTAAGAAATGCTCATTTCTTGTCAATATTTTATCAAAAACTTCTTCCTTTGTAAATCCTGTTGTGGACCCTGTTATCATGGTGTAACCGTCCTCATAGTCTCTATATTGTAAAGTTGTGGTACCTGTTGTATTACCTGTATAGGTAAATGTATAACCCGTCCAATCGACCCCTTCGGTAGAAGAACCACTTGTTAAAGTTTGAGTATATCCTGTTGAACCGTATTTTTTTAATTCATTTAGTCTACTTCCTCCTACTGCCATATATGTAAAACCTGTGATAGTATAACCCGTATTATTTGTTATGTCAAGGTCATTTAAATAATCTTGAGTAAAACCTGTTATTGTTGTGAATGGTAAGGTAAAAGGACCAAATGTTCCAAAAGTGTGTCCGGTATATGATGTGTGTCCTGTGAATACATTGTTTGTGTGTATTTCTTTACTTAATTTTTGTTTAGTCCACGGAGCATCTAAAGTTATTGATATTGTATATCCTGAAGATGTTGTATATGTGTGTGAAAGTGACGGGAAAGATTGTCCAACAACACCACTATTAACTGTAAGTCCTGATGTTAAACCATCTCCCCAATTAATTGTATAAGTTTGTTCGACAATTTTTCTAAGTTTATCTGGATTTACTGTACTATAAACTTGTATAGTAGAACCTGTTTGTGTATATGAGAAATTGACAATTTGTTCCATTTGTTCAATGTCACCATCAAATCCGACCATAACACCCATTTCATCTACCGAACTTTCTAAGAAAATCGGTAAATTGTAAGTTACTCCTGTTTGTTTTAATATTTCGTATCTATTCTTTCTCATTTAATTTTAAAAATTTATGAACAAACATTAAGTTGTGTTATGGTTCCACCAACACCAATTTGCATTGCCCATGTTGTTCCGTTTCTATATACAAAATAATAATCATTCATTCCTGATCCACTATATTCTAAACCAAATTCACATCCTTGTGACGTGTAGAATTGATTTCCCAATGAGGGAGATGTAATGTTATTTAAGTATAATGAACCACCAACCCCACTTGTTCCTATTGTGGATGGGGATTGACCACATGCTTGAATAATTGTGTCAAATGTTTGACCTGTAGATACTAAATAACTAATTCCAGGTAACGGTGTCGGGGTTGGTGTCGGGGTTGGTGTAATGGAACATGATGTTTCATTATTAAGTGATCCTCCTCCATACACTATCCACCCATTAACACCGTTAGAATACCAACCATTAGGGGCATATCCTGTTAATGGATACGTGTAACCGGTATATAAAATTGTACCTTGACCTATTGACGCAAATGGTGTATAACTATAAACATTAGTTCTATTGAAATTGGTAAAATTACTACATGCTGTTAGTCTTTCACTCGCATCATATCCCAATTGAAGTGTGTATATCGTTGCCTCAGTTGGTGTTGGAGTAGGAGTTGGTGTTTGTCCTGCCGTTGTTGGAGTAGGGGTTGGTGTTTGTCCTGCCGTTGTTGGAGTAGGGGTTGGTGTGACAGGTAACGGCGTTGGCGTTGGTGTCGGTGTCGGCGTTATATCATTTTGAACATCTCTCTCAATAATATATGAATAATCACTTTTATCAATTGTTACCTTGTAATATAAATCTTCATATTCTGTTATCGATGAACTACTTTTCTTTTCGTAAAATTTAATTGGGGTTCCGCTCTTACCGATTCTACCGTCATAAACAATTTCCGAAAAATCTTTATTAACAAAATCCGTTACACTTCCATCTTCCGCATTATAAAACTTTGCAGTCATCCAAAATGTATTTCCTGTAATTGTTGTTCCACTAAATGGACTTTCGTCTTGGAACCAAAACAGATACATGTTTTCTTTATTTCTATAATTTGATCCCATGAATACAGGAAGATAAATGTAATCATTAAAATCCGTATGAAAATATTTCTCACCTAATGGTAAAGATAAATTCTTTGCAAAAACTAATTTTCTATTTGTTCTATCGGGTTTTACTCCGTTTGGTGTTTTAAAAAATTCTAATCTAAAAAAACTTTTAACGGTCTGTTTTAACATCAACGCATTTTCTCTATTAGATAACCCCGTTGGTTCGTAATTTTGTACATATGTGTTGCCACTTAAAAAATAAAAACTAAACCAAATATCTGACTGTTCAACTCCTTTATCGGATGTGTATGGTTTATGAATATATCTAACGGTTTCATAATTTTCAATTGGATTAATGATTTCACTTAGAATTTGTTCCTCCATTTGAATCGCACCCTCTTCCCATCCAAGATCTGTTTTAAAATCTTGTTCTATATTCATGGATATAGTTAAATCGTTGATACTAGATAAAATTTTCATTAACAGTCAGTTATTGTTTTATCGTTGAAGTTTGTTAAACCATCATTTTTATTTTGATAATATCTTTCATTTCTTAAATAGAAATTAATATCATTTTTTACATAATGTATTCCATTTATAAAAGGATGATTGACACCAAATCCATCGGCATCAATATAACCATGGTCATATAAATCTCTCCATTTCCATAAACCTTCATTTTCAAAATATTGTGTGTTCTCGGGTAGATTTATAATGTCTTTAGTTTTTGCAGTTTCAATGTATGGAGATAATTCTTTTAATTTTACCTTATAATATGGTTGATAATATAATCCAAAAAGATTTCCCTCTGTTGCCCCTGAAAATCCATCAACATTACCATCTTGATTGTGGTCAAATGTTTCAATTGGGTTTGTTATTTTATGATATGCCTCACTTATAATTCTTTCTTTTAATTCGTTTTTATTGTATTCAACATATGCACCAGTTAACCCAGTTGTGCCGATTGTGATTGAATTTCCACTATAAAATATGAAACCAGATTTAGTGAAAGGTGTTGTAGTTATTTTAGTTTCGTTTGATGATGTGCCGCTGAAATGTTTATCAATCCAATTATTATGAAAATTAAATTTCCATCCAACTTTTGGTGGGTAATTAAAAAATCCATTTTGGTTTCTATAAACAATTGTTAAATAAACATCTGTCGGTGTATAACCTAAATTATTAGTTATTCCTGTTAAAACTAATGGTTCTTTAAAATCATATATTAATGATTCCATTCTGTTTCTTTCAACCAAAACATCATTATCTCCATTTGAATTTTCAATTAATAATTTTCTCTCATCCTCCCATATCGGAGATTCAAAACCTATCTTATCTAAAATATAATCTGTCGAATCGGTAAGTGTTTTATGTTGGTGCACATAATACTGTGAAGTTGTTCCATTAATGTCGTTTTTATTTAAACACCTCTTACCAACCGTTAATAAGGGTATTGTTGTTCCTGTAACAATTTGACTTTTTAAAATATTAATAACATACTTGTCTGAGTTGTAAACTTCGTTACCCACACTATCAATTATAAATGTTCTACCACTAACATTACCGGTTAATGTCGTTCCTGATAATACAACAAATTCACCGGCTTTCATTCCATGTTCAACCGGTGATGTTAATTCATAATAAGAACCACCCGAATATGATAATCTAAATGGTATACCATCGCCCGATGTGAAACTTATTGTTTCTCCGGCCGTTGTTCCCGACAAAGTATATTTCATTGGGAACTGACTATTATGACTATGAACATAACTTAGATATATGTTCCAATTTTTATATGGTGCCGTTATTGGCGTGGTGATTGTGTGACCAGTATTTGTGGTTCCTGTCAATATCGTCGTTACTCCAAACGTCGGTGATGTTCCACTTAACGGTACATATATTTCTCTTAAAACATCGTTTCTTAAAAAAGCTAATTCATTGTACGGTAAGAATCCATTAAAATTATTATCACTACCATCTCCACTTAAGTAAAGATTTTTTTGTAAAGGTTCGTATGTTGTACTTCCAGAATACATGTTTCTGAAAACCATTTTTAACTTACCGTATATCTTATAATTTTTACTATTGTTTCTTTCATCATTAAATAATTGTGCAATATCTAATACAACATCTCTATCACCAAGACGCATTAAATTTTCAGAAGATTCTAAATTTAATCTTAAATCTAAATCTTCTTCTTCCGCCTTGAAGAATCTTTTAGTTGGTAGTATTACTTTTTTCTTTTCCATTATTCAGCAGATGGGAACGCACCCTTTGGTCCGTATTTTTCTATTAGTTTATCTATTGCGGTTTTTCCTGGTCTTAGTCCAAAATAGAATAAGAATGGTGTTGATAATATTTGTTTAGTACCATTATAATTTGTTGTTGTTGGTTTTATAATGAAATCAATATCATTTGTCCAAGCCTTTGACGTCCAATTACCCGTATCACCAGTTCTAATCCATAACGTACCAGATAAAGGGTTATCTAATGTACCTCCACTAATTGCCAAATATGTAAAACCTTCTTCTTGATTGTTATATGTTGTATAACCGGTTATATTTGTACTTTCAATATCGGCATAAACATCATTATATGTTATTCCCGTATATGTAAAGGTGTCCCCACTATATGTTTTTGTCATTGGAAATAAAACATAAGGATGTGTTGTATCACCACTATATTTGTAATTTTTAGTCATACCTTGTAATGGTTGGACCTCGATATTTTCGTAATCCCAATGTTGGTTAACGCCGGTTCCAAATCCAAAACCATTTTTTTCCCACAAATAAAATGGTACTTCTTGCGAGGATTCAGTTAATCTTCCAGGTTCATTTAAACAAGTTCTAATTCTATAACCTTCACCGTCATCTAATACTAAATTAATCGGTAATGGTCCCCCATCTAACAAACCTGAATATGATTCAACATCCAATACTTGTGGATTATAGGCAGCATAATTTCTATTTTGTAAATCAAATTCTTCAATACCAACCTCATTATTTATGGAGATTAATTGAAGTATGTCACCATTCATCACCGTTCCAAACCCACCAAATGTATTATATCCACTATTTTCAAAAAACGAATTGTAATTACCGGTTGTGTCTTGATCTGTCGCTAAATAATCTAATTTATAATTAATATATAATCCCAACATTTCCTTAAAATTTTGATAAGATGTTGGTCCAATATTTCTAACAACTGAACAATTTGGGTCTAATGATGGGTCAGTACAAATTTCTCTAATAAATTCATCTCTCGGACCTAAATCAACTATTGTTGTTGGATGACCTAAACTTTCTCTATCACTTCTACTAAATGTTGTTCCGTTAAAATATGTTGATCTATAATAAAATCTTTTATGTGTATTTTCCACCGTTCCCGCTTTAAAATAAACCAAATCAGGACAATATTTTGTTCTTCTAACGTTTAAATCTAATGTTGATTCGTTGTCCCATCTTACCTTCGCTTTAAAAGGAAACATATAAAGTGCACCTGTTAACCAATTGTCAATTAATTTATAATT